CAGTAAAAGATATTGCAAAGTTCAACAACTTTCAGATGGTGAGAAAGATTTGTTTGAACTCTGCTTATGGTGCTTTGGGAAATCAATACTTCAGGCATTATAAGTTGGAAAATGCAGAAGCTATTACTACCTCTGGTCAGGTTTCAATTCGTTGGATTGAACGAAGGATGAATAACTATCTAAATAATCTACTTCAAACTCAAGATGTGGATTATGTTATCGCATCTGACACCGACTCAATTTATCTTAACTTTGGACCTCTTGTTACTAAATTTTTTAGTAATAGGGATCGTGATAAGGCTGAACTTGTTACGCTCTTGGACAAGATCTGCCAAGATAAGTTGGAACCGTTCATTGAAAACTCTTATCAGGAACTTGCCTCATATGTGAACGCATACGATCAGAAGATGCAGATGAAGAGGGAGAACATCGCTGATCGTGGTATCTGGACTGCGAAGAAGAGATATATTCTTAATGTTTGGGATAGTGAAGGTGTTCGTTATGAAGAACCCAAACTTAAGATCATGGGTATTGAAGCTGTAAAGTCTTCTACACCAGCACCTTGTAGAACTATGATTAAGGATGCTCTGAAACTTGTGATGACATCCACAGAAGATGATCTGATTAAGTTTATTGATGAGTGTAGAGTGAAGTTCAGGAATTTACCACCTGAAGATATTGCATTTCCTAGATCTGTTTCTGATGTAAATAAGTATAAGTCTAATTCTCAGATTTACTCAAAAGGAACTCCAATTCACGTTAGAGGAGCTCTGTTATTTAATCATCATATTAAAGAACGAGGGTTGGAAAATAAGTACTCTCTTATCAACAACGGTGAAAAGATAAAATTTATTTATCTAAAGAGAGCTAATCCAATTCGTGAAAACGTGATATCATTTATCAATGAATACCCCGTTGAATTGGGATTAGACAGGTACATTGATTATGACCTTCAGTTTGATAAAGCTTTTCTTGATCCCGTAAAGGCTATTCTTGATGCTATTGGTTGGAATGTTGAGAAAGTTGTAAACCTAGAATTATTTTTTGGATGATGGATTTTATTAAAGATATCGTAAAAGAGATTGGTGATGATTTCACAAAGTTGGCATCAGACATTGAAGAGAATGAAACACATGTTGATACAGGTTGTTACATTCTTAATGGACTTGTTTCAGGGTCTATATTTGGTGGTGTATCTGGTAATAAGATTACTGCCATTGCTGGTGAGTCTTCTACTGACAAAACTTTCTTCTCTCTCGCTGTCGTACGAAATTTTCTTAATAGTAACCCAGATGGGTATTGTTTATACTTTGATACAGAATCTGCTATTACTAAATCACTCCTACATTCCAGAGGGGTAGATGTAAATCGTACTGTTGTTGTAAATGTTGTTACTATTGAAGATTTTAGAAACAAAGCTTTGAAGGCTGTTGATCTTTATCTTAAGAAATCTGTTGATGAACGCAAACCTTGTATTTTTGTGTTAGATTCTCTTGGTATGTTATCAACTGAGAAAGAGATCACTGATGCTCTCAATGAAAAACTTGTTCGCGATATGACCAAATCGCAGCTGGTAAAGGGAGCTTTTAGAATGCTTACTTTGAAACTTGGCCAAGCAAACATCCCAATGATCGTTACTAATCACACCTATGACGTTATCGGAGCTTATGTCCCTACTAAGGAAATGGGAGGAGGCAGTGGCCTCAAGTATGCCGCGTCTACGATCATTTATCTTAGCAAGAAAAAAGAAAAGGATGGAACAGAAGTTGTCGGAAATCTTATCAAAGTTAAAACCCAAAAATCAAGATTGAGTAAGGAGAATAAAGATGTTACTGTACGTTTGTATTATGATGAGCGTGGTCTTGATCGATATTATGGTCTTCTTGAACTCGGTGAGATTGGCGGACTTTGGAAGAATGTAGGTGGTCGATATGAAATAGATGGAAAGAAAATTTATGCTAAACAAATTTTGAAAGAACCAGAAAATTATTTTACCCCAGAAGTATTGGAGAAACTCGATGAAATTGCAAAAGGAGAATACTCATACGGTAAGAGTATTTGATAACATCCTCCCAGATGATTTGTGCTCAGAATTAATTAGATTGTTTGAGAGTGACCCTGATGGGCAAGAGAAGATCAATATGAACTTCAAACCTTCCTTTACACAATATAATGTTAATCAACAACGCCCTCACCTTGTAAAAACATTAGTTGAATATACTCAAAAAGCATATGGTAATTATGCGATGGAGGTAAAAAATAGACATCTTCCTCGTTTGAAACAACTTGAAGAGTTTCGTATTAAAAGATATCTTCCTGGAGGTGAAGAGAGATTTGATGAACACGTTGATGTTACTGATTTCATAAGTTCAAAAAGAGCTTTATCATTTCTTTTTTATCTTAATAATAATGATGGTGATACATATTTTCCTAAAGAAGAGTTGTATTTTAGACCAAGAACTGGTAAAGTATTAGTATTCCCACCAACATGGGAACATCCTCATGCTGGTATGGCTCCAAGTAAAACCAAGTATATTATGAGCACATATATTCACTATGGATAAAATTGAGTATCTGATCCTGAAGAATCTTATTCATGATGAAGAGTTTCTTCGTAAGGTAATTCCTTTTATAAAAGAGGAATATTTTGAGGATCAGAGTTATAAAATTATTTACGAAGAGATTTCATCTTTTGTAAATGAATACAATGAACCTCCTACAAAAGAAGTTCTGATTATTGAGGTTGAGAAACGATCAGATATTAATGAAGATCAGTTTAAAAAAGTATCTCAAGCGATTAGCTATCTTGAATCTGAACCTGTAGAAAAAGAATGGTTACTTGATACTACAGAGAAATGGTGTCGTGATCGTGCAATTTATCTTGCCCTCTTGGATTCTATCAGCATTGCAGATGGTGGAGATAGTAAAAGAACTCCTGATGCGATTCCATCTATTCTTTCAGATGCTCTGGCTGTAAGTTTTGATAACCATGTTGGACATGATTACCTACAAGATTATGAAGAAAGATTTGAACTCTACAATAAAAAGGAAACAAGAATTCCATTCGACCTTGAATACTTTAACAAAATCACAAAGGGTGGTCTTCCTAACAAAACTCTCAATATCGCTCTCGCTGGCACTGGTGTGGGCAAGTCTCTCTTTATGTGTCACGTTGCTGCAGCTTCTCTCTTGGAAAATAAGAATGTTCTTTACATCACCTTGGAAATGGCTGAAGAGAAGATTGCAGAAAGAATCGATGCAAACCTCCTCAATATCAACATTCAGGAAGTATCTGATCTCCCCAAACAAATGTTTGAAACAAAAGTAAATAACTTAGCTAAAAAAACTCAAGGAAATCTGATCATCAAAGAATATCCAACTGCTGCAGCACATTGTGGACATTTTAAGGGACTTCTTAACGAACTTGCACTTAAGAAATCATTTAGACCTGACATTATTTTCATTGATTACCTTAATATATGTGCTTCCTCTCGGTATAGCAAGATGGGCAATGTCAATTCATATAGCTATATCAAAGCTATTGCTGAGGAGCTTCGAGGGTTGGCTGTTGAATTCAACGTCCCTATCGTATCTGCCACCCAGACCACTCGCTCTGGTTTTGGTAGCTCTGACGTTGAGCTTACTGATACTAGTGAGTCCTTTGGTTTGCCTGCTACTGCTGATCTTATGTTTGCCCTTATTAAAACTGATGAGCTTGAAGAGTTGGGACAGATACTTGTAAAACAATTGAAAAACAGATATAATGATCCTACAATCTTTAAAAGATTTGTAGTGGGTATTGATAGAGCTAAGATGAGACTTTATGATTGTGAACAAATGGCACAAGATGATCTATTAGAAAATAAGGAAGAGGAGTATGAATATGAGGAAAGCAAACCCAAAAAGTCATTTGATGGGTTTAAATTCTGATATGGGACGCACTAGTAAAAAGCTACAATCTCAAATCACAAAGTCTGAATGTCCTCATTATTATGAATTAATTTTATCTAATGGATCAAAAAGACATTGTGGTACAATTAAAGATGTAGAATCCATGTTGAGTATCTATCCAGATGCTACTTACAAAAAGATTCTTCTTCCATATCCACCAGAGGTAGTGGATGTTCCGTTTGTTAGAGTAGCTCCAGATTTGGAACTACCCATGCAACAAATACTAAATGAAAGTGAATTACAACCAATTGATTTAACATGACTGTAGATACAAAAGCCTATCTTGATTTCGTTGATGCCGTTACTTCTGAACAAAGCAAAGATCACGAAGCATTCGTTTATCGTGTTGAGGAGCTTGAAGGAGAAGAGTTTCCTGTAGAAAGGTTGCTTACTGCATCAGTGGGTATGTGTGCAGAGGCTGGTGAGTTCACTGAAGTGGTGAAGAAAATTATCTTTCAAGGAAAACCTGTAACAGAGGAGAATTTGTTCCATCTCAAGCGTGAGTTGGGTGATATTATGTGGTATGTGAGCCAAGCTTGCCTTGGTTTGAATACATCCATTGATGAGATCATTGAGATGAATGTAGAAAAACTAATGGCTCGATACCCTGGTGGAAATTTTGATGTTCACTATTCTGAAAATCGTAAGGAGGGAGACCTGTGAAAATGAAAATTACACTTGAAGATTATCAAAAAGCTGGTGAAGAATTTTGGCCAAAGTATTGGTATGTTGCCAAAGAACTGGGTGAAACTGCAAAACCAGAAGAGGTTCTGAAAGTTATGGAATCACTTGCTGCTGTTGCTTTGAAGCAACGAGTTGAAGATAAGATTGGTCCTTTTGGATTTAATAAAAATAAAGAAAGTGATTAACGCTTTATACAACTTAATGTTAATGACATTGCTGTTATTCAATATGTGTAACAGCAATGATTTTAACAGAAAACAATGTCTTAAGGATTGGGATATTTGGTTATATCCTGAACTTAAGCGTGGTTGGGATATTTACATGAATAATTCAATTCTTTATGAAGAAGAGCGTAAAAAAATAAATGAAGCTTTAAAATCATTTTTATAAATACCTATAAGAAAAAGTATTTGTAAAAAGATGTCTTCATCAATGCGCAACTTCATGGTGGCATATAACGCTGTTCATGATGTAGAACAAAGAGAAATTCTTAAATCTAAACGAGATGAATTGAGTGAAATGGATCTCTCAATGGTTACTGATGCTGAGATTGAGGAGATCTGTGAGGAAGTTCTAGAGGAACTTTTTGAAGAAGGTTATGATGATATTCAAGCAGAGATCATTTTTGAGGATATGATCTATGAAGCAACAGTAACTTATGGTCACGATACCGCAAACGCCAGAACAGCCAAAACTGATAGGTTGAAGAGGGGTTTGAAAAAAGCAATGGGTAAGGTGAGAGAGAAAGCAGCACAGGGAGCTGTGAAAGCCTATGGAGCTTATAGAGATGCTAAGGCACTTGGTAAGCTGAAGGTAAGAAAAGGAATGCAATCAGCTAAGAATATTTCAGCACAAACGAACAGAAAGGCTACTGAAATGAAGAGTAAAGCCAAGTCTGGTATTAAATCTATGGTTCGTAAAGCAGCTGAGAGAGTTGCCTCTGGTGCTTCTAAAGTTGCTAAAAGAATGAGTGAGGCAATGGATCCTGTTGGTAAGGAAGATGGTGATATTAATAATGATGGTAAGAAAGACAGCACTGATTCTTATCTGATGAAGCGTCGTAAGGCCATCAGTAAGGCGATGGGTAAGAAAGAAAAGGTTGATGAAGCAAGAAAACCAGGAGAATCTCCTAAGGAATATGCTGCTAGAGTGACCAAAAAGCATTCTGGTGGTAAGTCAAAGACTTATGATCCTATGGAGGATCCAAACTTCGATCATGATAAAGCTGAAAGAACCCGTGGTTCTATGCAAGAACTCTACAAGGGTAAGCACGGTCAGTCTGATAAAGAGTATGCTGACTCCCGTTCTCAGGGAGGCAAGATGGTCTCTGGTGACTCCAAGATGAGTGGTGCTGAATACACTCATGGTCGCAGAGTCAAGGCAGCAAACCCTGGTATGCAACCTGATGTAGGTGGTAAGACCAAACCCAAGTCTCAGGGCAAGATGGACAAAGGCACCCGTGCCGATCTCCAATACCGTAAGGCAAACCTGAAAAAAGAAGAAGTTCAATTCTCTGATTCTGAACTGGAAGCAATTCAATCTAAAGTTGATTCCTGGGATATTGAAGAATCTCAATACGCTCGTAACAATCCTGAAAAGTATGAGCGTGAGTCAAGAAAGTCTGAAACCAAAGGACAAAGTGCTGAAAGAAGAGTTCGTGATAGGCTCAAAACTATGGATCCAAAGAGAGCTGAGGCAATGAAAAAACAAATGAGGGCTGTTGGTTTGGATGTTTGATAAATGGCAAACAACACTGATCTTGCAGATGTAAACGAAATTTACACTGCTTTTGCTCTTAATGGAAACAAGTTTCCAGATAAGGCATCAGAGTCGCAATTTAATAAAAAATTAGCTCTACTTACTCCTGAAGAATCTCAGGCTCAGATGGGTAGAGCTATAGCCATGGCAGATGAATTCAAGAAGTTTGCATCCACCAAGGGATACGGTAGAACTATCACTGCCGTTCATTGGACTGCCCGTCCGGGTTTTTCTTTTAAGAATGTGTTAGGATATGATGTAGATCAAAGAAAGAACCCTACTGATGTATTGGTTGAGTATTCTGGAGGTAAGTTTCTTGGTTTATCTGCAAAATCAACTAAGGGTAAAGGTGATATTGGTTTCAAGAATCCTGGAGTTGGAACTGTAGAGAAAGATCTCAACATTAAGTTGAAAGAGGTTGCTGATAAAAAAACTAAAGAATTTACTGAGAAATATGATCTCCCTAAAGCTGCATCTGCTAGAAAAACTGCTATCAGAGCCAACCCAAAGATTAAGGAGATTGCTGATAAGGAGGGAGCTCTTATCTTTAACGAGATGAGATCGATTCTTATAAAGAAGTTAAATAGTATGAGTGAAAAACAGAGGAAGGATTATATTATTAATTCTTGGATTGATGCTTCTGCTGATCTTCGCCCTGCTTATATTAAGGTTACTGGAAGGGGTAATAGTGGTAATTTTTCTGCTTCAGTTGATGATCCTTTGGACAACTCAAAGTTGAGAGCTATTACAACAGAAAAAGTTACTTTTGAAGAAGTTGGAAATGATTCTGTGGGTGTAAAGGCGGGCAATAATAAAATTCTTAAGATGAGATTTAAGTATGAATCTGAGAAACTTTCAAGTAGTTTAAAAATGTCAGGAGATCCGTGGTGAGTCAAGACGTATTTTCTTTTTTTAAAAAAGCTAGAAAAATTAATGAAAGCACTACTTCAGATAGGGCTGCTGAACTTGGTTATGAATATAGATCGCGTGGTGTTTGGCTCGATCCAAAAACAGGAAATAGATATAAAGCGAAGGGAACTAGATTTGAGAAATTACCTGATCAAGAGGTATCTGAAAGAAAACCAAAAAAAGAAGAAGAACCATCAGTAGAAAAAACAAAACAGGATCTTTCTCAGTTTAAGAAACAAGTATCTGCTAGGCAGGACTTATCTGTAGCTCCTCCAACTGGTGTAGATCAAGATGTTGATGCGGAAATGAAAGCAAAGGCTGCATCACAAGGTCTTTGGCCAAACTTACCTGATTCACATAAACAATATGCTATTGCCAAACAAAAGGATATGGCAGTAGTTGAGGTTCCTGAAGAGGAGCCAGTTGAAGAACCGGCAATGGCACCTGAAGACTTCCCTACTATTGATGATAAAATAAAAGAAATAGAAACTGTTGAATCGGAAACCGAAAAACCCACTTTATCACAGTTCAAGAAAAAAGGAAAGATATCTGACAAACCATCTAAAAAAGGTAAAGTTCCTTCCATCGCTGAGAAGAGGGATTTGGAAGCTGAGATGAATCTCGATGATCTCTTGGATTTTATTAAAAAGGATGATTCCAACATCAAAGTTGATCACAAGGATCCTGATAGTATCTTCGTTCCTCAACCTGTTCCTGACGGAAAGTTGAAAGCAACAGCTGTTAGTTCTGATACACCCGCTCCTATTCCTCCTCAACCTGGAGAAGGTATTGAGGAATATGAAAAAAGGGCAAGTGATGGTTTTGGTAAGAACATTGCAGATCAGAAACTTGATGTTCCTTCAGGTGAGAGGAGAGCTGATTACATCTTTGGTGATTCAAAGAAAACTGATTTGATTGGTGAGAGTGCATACATGGAAGCAGCATTGAAGATCTTTGATGGATCTTATGATACTGATGTTCTGGAGATGGTTGGACAAAAAAATCTGAAACCCGAAGATAAAAAGAAAGTTGATCGGTTACTTGCTGATATCCGTGAAGCAATTCCTTCGAAGGGATTGAACAAAGGATGGGAAGAATCCGCTGCCAGAATGGTGAAACTCACCACTCAACACATGGATCCCAACAGAAAATACAAGTTTGGTAAATCTGGTGATGGTACGGAGGGTATGAGATTAACCACTGTTCCTAAAGATATGCAGGATTTTTCATATGATCTTGCTAATCAAACATTGATTGATAAGATTGGTAAGGAGGGAATGAAGAGATTGCTCGATAATGATACTGCAGGAATTATGGATCACTATGATCCTACAGATGTTGTTTTCTTTGCTGAGGATGCAATTGAACCATTTCTTGCACAAGTTCAGGAATTGGGAGATCAATTTGATCGTAGTGATTCAAAAACAAAAGAAGAGGATCTTCTCAATGGGATGAGAAAACTAAAGCAGAAATTTATGGAAGATAAATCACTTCTTCCAATTTCACTTAAGAAACCAAAGAAAGGTAGTGATCCTCACTTCATTCCTCGTAATGTATCTGGTGATTATGATGAAGATAGCATGAAATCAGTGAACTTTGATCTTATCGGTGAAGGTAAAGACGGTTTGAGCTGGGGATTCGATGGATCCAGAATGGGTGATCTTACAGATAACTTCTCTATGAATTTTAATATGAAGGATGAAGTTTATGATGGAAATAAGTTCACGATGCCTGTGATCAATCATCCTGGCATCGGACCTCATGCAAATGATCCATTCTCCAGAGTTGCTAATATAAAATCGGAACCATCTTTGAAAGGTGGAGCTGAGGCAAAGCTAGGTATGTTGGATACAAACTGGATTGGAAATGAAAAAGTTAATGAAATACTTGGATATAACTTCGAAGAAAAGTATGGCAATAGAGATGATAACTTGGGTATAGGATCTGGAAAGAGAAAAGGCAGTAAAGTTAATGTGAAATTTACTGATGAAGATCGTGATTTATTTAAAAATCTTGTAAAAGAAGTTGCTGAACATGAGGGTTTTGCTAAAGTTAATATGAAACTTCCCAAAGGAATGAATTCTGAACAATTTGTAGATGCGCTAATCGATGCAGATGATTTGATTCATGATCAACTCGAAGGTAAATCAATCAAAAAAGGTAAACGTGGACAAGATGCCATGGAACTAAACTTGAATGATGATCAAAAGGCTTTAGTAAAAGAAAAACTTGGAAGTATTCCAGATGCAAACTTTAGATCTAAGATTAGAACTAAGTTTAGACAATTAAGATATGCTAAACTTCTTCAAGAATTAGAAAAAGCAGATAAACTTGCTGATTTTGGTAAGGAATATATCTATAAAAACACTATGAAGATTGGTAACGAATATAGTCCATACATTCTCCTCGGTTGATTTTGAGAGGAGGATGTGGTATACTATGAGAGTAAAGTGTTTATGATTTTCGATGTCGATTGATTTTGAAAACAAACTGGTTGTATCTGATAATATTGAATATCTAAAAACTCTCCCCGATGAAAGTATCGATATGTTCATTGGTTCACCACCATATGATAATCTCAGGGATTACAGTGGGGATGGATATACTTTAAATATTCATGGTTTGGGTGTTGAGATGCTTCGCACTCTAAAACCTGGTGGTGTATGTGTGTGGGTAGTTCAAGATGCTTGCGTAAAGGGTGTTAGAACAGGTTCATCTTTCCGCACTGCTATTGATTTTCAGGATATTGGATTTGGTATCTGGGAAACTCTGATCTATCAACGCCGTGGTGTGTGGAATCACAAAACCAGATTTCGTGTGGATCATGAGTATATCTTTGTATTTTCTAAAGGTAGTAAGTTGGCTTACTTTAATAAGGAGCATATGAAAGTTCCATGTAAACATCCAAATGCTGTGTATCATGGAACAACAAATATTGGTAAAGATGGTAAAAGAGTTAAAGCTGGTATTATCAAATCAGGAGAAAAGAAATGTAATGGTACAGTATTCAACTATAATTTTGGTGGAGATGGTAGTAAACTGAAGAGTAAGCACCCTGCAGTATTTCCCAATCTACTTGCACTTGATTTCATTGAGTGTTTCTGTCCTCCTGGTGGATTGGTTTGTGATCCCTATAGTGGATCTGGTACTTCAGCAGTGGCCGCAAAATCAAGTGGTCGCAAGTACCTAGGAATTGATATCAGTGAGGAGTATACTGAGATTGGCAAAGAAAGGGTGGCTACTGAGTTTATCCAACGTCCAATTGATCGTAAACTTCCTGATACTCCTAATGGTAAATCCATGGAAGATGTGGAAGAGAATAATTTAATTGAAGATTTAGAACCAAACACACTCGACAACTATTTTTCCTAATGAAAACCAAAACCAAAAGACTTTCACATGTTGAGGAGATTGAACTTTGTAAGAAAGCTCAGGAGGGAGATAAGAGAGCAAAAGAAAGGATGCTAAGCCATAATCTGGGTTTAGTTGGAAAAATTGTAAGAAAAATGTATCGTAGTAATGAGCAATACACTTATGAGGATATGTTTCAGGAGGGATCAATTGGACTTCTGAAAGCTATTGATAAGTTTGATCCCAAGGAAGGTTGTAGGTTTTCTACTTATTCTTACTATTGGATCTATTGTTTTGTGAGTCGTTTTCATACTAATCACTACGGAAGAGTTCGCATTCCTTCTCATGTTAAAGAGAAGATGCGTAAGTTGGAGAAAACAAATAACACTGAAGAGTTCAATGCTCTCAAGAATTCATTGCCATTTGTAGTTTCTCTGAACTCACCTATTGGAGATAAATCTACATTGGAGGATGTTGTGGCTGAGAATTACTTCACTGAGATTGATTGTGAAATGGAAGTTATTCAAGATCAGATGAAAAAAGTTCTATCTGAGCGAGAGTATGATGTGATGTGCCATCGTTATGGTTTGGATGGTAAGTATCAGAAATCACAGCGTGAGTGTGGGCGTATTTTTGATGTAAGTTACACTATGATCTATCTTATTGAAAAGAAAGCAGTGAACAAACTGAAGGCTCATTTCTCTTAAGATAAATAAAAGATATAGTGTAATTTACTGATGAAGAGTTTCTTCAATTTTCTTGGTGAAGCTAGAAAAACTCAAGCTTCAGAAAAAGCCAAAGCAGCTGGTCTTACATATGATAGTGCAAAGGCAGGTTGGGTAAACAGACAGGGGAAGCTTGTAGCTAGAACTGTAGATGGACAACTTAAGTTTGTTGGTGATAGAGGAACAGTCAGTAAGGATCTGCCTCAACAACAAACTTCTTCTCAACCAGAAACTTCTGTTGATAACCAAGAAGTTGATCAAGAAGATTCGAAAAAAATTAAAAGTAAATCAAAGGAAGATAAAGATAAATCAACAAAAACATCAGATCAACTTACAATTGTATTTGGTAGATTCAATCCTCCAACTATTGGACATAAGAAACTTCTTGATGGAGCAAAAGCTGTATCTGGAACTGGTGATCTAAAGATATATCCTTCAAGATCGCAAGATCCTAAGAAAAATCCTTTAGATCCTGATCAAAAAGTGATGGTTATGAAGAAGATGTATCCTGATGTTGCTGATGATATTATTAACGATCAAGATGTAAAAACTATCTTTGATGCATTGAAGATTGCTGATGAAGAGGGATATGAGAAAGTACAGATTGTAGTTGGTTCTGATAGAGTTGCTGAGTTTGATAGTTTGTCTCAAAAATACAATGGCCAGTTGTATGATTTTGAGGAAATAGAAACAATCTCTGCTGGTAATAGAGATGCTGATGCTGAAGGTGTTGAGGGAATGTCAGCATCAAAAATGAGAAAGGCGGCAGCTGAAAATGATTTTGATACATTCAGATCTGGTGTTCCTGATTCTCTTGATGATAAAGCAGCAAAGACATTGATGAATACTGTTAGAAAACAAATGAATGTTTCTGAAGGTTGGAACTTATGGCAAATCGCTCCTAAGTTTGATTGGAAAAACCTTCGTGAAAACTATGTTGCAGAGGCTATATTTAAGTTGAATAGTATTGTAGAAAATTTGAATACTGGTCTTGTAGGTAAAGTTATTCGCAGAGGAACTAACTATCTTATTTGTGTAACAGAGGATGATATTATGTTCAAATCTTGGATTCGTGATTTGAATGAATATACAGAAGTTAAAATGGATAGAAAGATGAGAGTTCCTGGAAAACCAAACACACTGCAAGGAACTAAGGGATATTTCAAATACGCTTCTGATATGACACCTGGATTTGATGCTGGTGATCCAAACAACCTTCAAGATGGTGGAAAGGCATATAAAGGTCCATCTGGTAAGGATTTCATAAATAAGTATAAGAAAAAGAAGTAGTATGACTTATTCCAATTGGAGACATGATTTGTCTGAGTATGTTGATGGATTCAACGGACAAACCACAGTCGCTGATAAACTCAACGTCACGAAACAAAGCCCAAAGACTTCTGATAAAGCTTCACGTCGTATTACAGATTCTGATATTAAAAATAAGATTGTTGTTAATCCTTCAATGAAGGAAGCTTTTTCTGAGATTGGTGGTTATATTTCTGAGTGTTTTGAGATTGAAGAATCTGAGGATTCTAATCCAGAGGCAATGAAGAATAAACAACTGAAACAACAACAACTTCAAAATAAGCAACAGATGATGTAGAAGCAGCAAATGCTTCAGAAACAAACACTTCAGATGCAGAAGCAAGGTAGACTGCCTATGGGGCAATCCATGGGTGAAGGTTATGATAAACCTGATGAAAAACTCAAAACTGATCGTAACATGTTTTCCATTGATGCCCCTAAGAGAGCAACTGCTAAGGCTAGACTTTTGGCAAAGGCAGCTAAGAAGAGAAAGGAGAGAATGAAGGAGGAAACTGGAGATGAGTATCACGCACGGATGAAGGAAAAGAATAAAAAACCAATCAATCCATATCCAATCCCAAAAAGTAATATGAATCGTGAGCAACAACGTGCTGCTCAAATGAAAAAGAATCAAAAGCCAGATACAAGAACTGATGCTGAAAAGATGGCAGATGCCACTGGTCCTCGTCCCGGTTCACGTTACAGAGGAGATTGATCATGCCACTCGATATTAAGAAAGATGATATGGGAGATGTCATCAAAGATTTTTATAAATCAAAAGCACCTCAATTCAAAGGTAAATCTAAGGAGAAGAGACGCCAGATGGCTATCGCTGCCAAACTGGAAGCTGAACGTGGACCTTTAGATGTAGATGAGGCATGTTGGAAAGGTTATGAAAAGAAAGGAATGAAAACAATGTTTGGGAAAAGATATCCAAACTGTGTTAAGAAGAAGAAAAAAGTAGCAGAAGAATCAAATCCTCGTATTCCCAGAAAGAAGGGACAACCTGCTAATTCTAAGAAGCATTCTGATCTTTATACTGATGAAAATCCCAAAGGTACCATTCATGGTTTGGGATTCAAAGATGTAGATACTGCTAAAGCATCTGTTTCAAAGATTCGTAATTCATCTAGATCTCATGCTCATAAAATCCAGGCAGCAGTTGCTATGGAACAAAGAGCAAGGGAGATGGGTAAAACTGCTGAAGCAGCGGTTTACAGAAAATTCATCAACTCAATGAAGAAGAAAACTAAAAAGATGAATGAGGAGATGAATGGCAAATGTAAGGCAGGTTATTACTACTGTTACACTGATAAGAAGTGTAAACCAATTCCTAAAGGATTTAGAGTAGTTGGACCTGCAGGTATGCTCCGCAAGGAGAATGGTCACACTGTTGATGATGATTCTGGAACTAAGAATGGCAACGGCAATGGTAATGGTAATGGTGGAAATGGTAATGGTGGTGGTGTAAGCGAAGAAACTAAGTATGATAGATATGATAAAGAGAAGAAGAAATTTGCCAAGGCAGACCAAAAGATGAAATTTGGAAATTTTGTTGGTAAGGCAAAGGAAGCAAAAGAACGTCTTCGTCCTGGTGAAGTAAAACGTTATGATAAAGAGTTAGGGAGATACGTTTCTAACAAAGGTTGAAGATATATAGATTGTATACAGAGGTTATCATGCTTTCATTTCTACTTCCACTTGCATCTAAAATCATTTCTGATGCTGTTGCCAAAATTCCTGAGAACGAGGAACTTGGCGAAAAACTAATTGATATTTGCCTTGTTATTCTTGGTAAAGCAGTAAAACTAACTAAAACTGATATGGATGATCAACTTCTTGAAGTTGTATCAAAGGCAATTAAAAACAGAGAAGAGTGAAATGAGTAGACCTGAGGGTCTACTTTTTTTTATAAATATTTCTAAGCTAAACAAGTTTATTAGGCAAAGACATGGCACTTTGGGGAAATAACGACAACGTAGGATCCACGGGGACGGTTTCCCTTGACTATTCTACTGGTGTTGTCACGGGTTCTGGCACTACCTTTGGACAAACTGGTGCTGCACAAGAAGGTGATGTTATCAGATTTGGTATCAGAGGTGGCGTTTATCTTGGTGATGCGGTTATTGTTGGTATCGCCTCCACAACCCAATTGACTATCGGTTCAACTATGGGTCTCAGTGGAGCTGCAATTGCTTCAACAGATTTCACAGTTAGCCAGCTTCCTAAGTCTTCAGTATTGGATCAACACTATTCTGAAACAAACTCTGATTTTGATTCACTCGTATATGGTGTTAATGGTGCTGAAGGTGTTACTTCTCAGTATCTTGTAACACATGAGGGTTGGGTTGGTGTTACTACATACAATGACAATGAAGGTAATCTAAGAGTTAAGAAAGAAACTCTGGTTGCTATGTCTGGTATCACAACTGCTGGTATTGCTTATCCCACCGACGAATGATTTAAATGAGATTTGATGATTTGACAGAGGAAAATTTTCTTCTCTTTGCCATAAAACATTATGACAACCCACAGGCTGTAACAAAAGAAGATTTTGATAAAGATCTTCAACACTTTCGTTACATTAAGAGATTAATGAAACGATATAAAGCCTGTGGGGTTCTCAAAACTCATCTCATCATTAATCATTTTATGATATTGTATAATATATTTGGAGATGCAACCACTCCAATGATATTCTACAAACTTGAGAGGAACCTTTGGTCATTTGCAAAAACCTTTGTGGTTTTTTTGAATAGATTGCCTGATTATCCTCATACAATTATTCATGATATTGAAATAGATCAAGTTATTCATCAAGAACTCATGAGGATTACTAATGGAAAAAACTAAAATTGATAGAGTAATCGATGCTTTTCGTTCTGCGATGTATAATGAATTTGGTGTTGCCGAGGAAGGTATGGTGGCAAATCCTCCTGGCGGATCTGGTGGATTTTCTGGGTCCTCCAATCCTAGTGGGCCAACTGCTGGTTATGACTCCGTTATGAAGATTGACGGTAGAAATAAGTATGTGAAAAAGTACATACAACAACTTCTAAATAATAGAGAGAAGAGAGCAAGGAAGAAGGCAGAAAAGAGAGCTAACAGTTACAATCCTTACTTCACACCAACTGATGGAAAATGATGTTCGATTAGCAGTATTAGAACAAAAGGTAGAGGATCTAAAACCTCTTGTTGTTCGAATTGATACTGCAAT